ACAAGACAACTAGAAACAAAATTCGTACTTAGGAGAGTATAATGGTAGCAAGAACAAAACGAAAAAAAGTAGTAGAAGCTCTCGTTGAACAATTAAAATTAATAAATGGAAATTACCCTTATAATACAAATGTATATAGCAATGTAGCAGGAAAAATGGTATTCTTAGATGAAATAGAATCATATCCAAAAGTTTGTGTAATCGCAGGAAATGAAACTAGAGAATATCAACCAAATGAATTTAAGTGGAGATTTTTAAATATAGGAATACGAGCATACATTAGAAATGAAAACGATGCTCAAGAAGAATTGGCATTATTGTTAGAGGATATAGAAACTGTCTTAGATAACAATGATACCTTAATATACGATGATACGGTTAGTCCACCTCTTAGTTTAACTGAGATGGTTATTGACTCAATAACTTCCGACGAAGGAGTAATTGCTCCTCTAGGTATAGGAGAAATCGCAATCACCGTACGATATTAGGAAACAGGTAAGGCACATAAAAATGTAGCCAAACCCTTTCCAAAGTAAACGGAGAAAGCAAAATGGCTTTAAATTTATCGAGAAATACGAAAGTATTTGTCAGCTCTGTAAACGGAGTACACGCCAGCGGAGGATCTATTTCAACTTTAGATGGATTCACTGGAGGTAGTGGACACGCGGTCGGAGATATTATTACTTTGGGTACAACTGACGGTTCAGGAAGTGGAGCAAAATGTATTGTTGCCGCTGTATCTGGCGGAGCTGTAACTGAAGTATATATTCCAAATAACTTTCGAGGAACTGGATATGCAGATGACGACACTGTCGATCAATCAGCAACCAGCGGATCTGGAACAGGTTTTGCTGCAGTTGTAAATGGTGTAACAGGCACAACAACTACAGATAACTCAAGAGCAGGTCTAGGACTATTTAAAGGAAACGGCACAGATGCTAATACTTTTAGATTAGGTGTGTTAGATGGATATAGCTTTTCACAAGGAAGTGAAGCAACTGACGTTACTATTAACGAAGCAGGTGCTACACCCAACCGTGGTTCAAAAAGATTTAATGACTCTTTACCACCAGCAGAATGGTCTTTCGGGACTTATGTAAGACCGTACAAACACGGTTCTAACAGCTGGAGAAGTTCAGGAACTCATGATATGGTTGAAAATATATTATGGGCTTCTATCGCAGGTAAAGACATTACAGGAGGAGCACTTTCTGGTACTTCTCAATCAGCAATTACTGTTGATTCTTCAAATGCAGATGTAACATTTGAAAGATCAGAGCATCATGAATTATTGAAACTTTCAATATATTTTGCTCTTGAAAATACAACATATCGCTTAAATGAGGCTCAAGTAAATCAGTGTGAGATTGACTTCTCAATTGATGGAATTGCCCAGTTAACATGGTCTGGAAATGCAACAACAATTGACCAAGTTGATACTGCGATTGAAGATCCTTCAAAATCTTTACATGCAAAACCTTCTGGAACAGATACTTCTGTATCTACAGTAACTTATGTAGAAGGATATAACTATGCAGATTGTTCAGGTCCTGACGATGCTGACTACTTGAGAAATAAACTCTCAACATTGTCACTGAGCGCAACCAAGAACTCAAATGGAATATTAGATCCAACTGCAAGTGATTCTACAACTACATATGATATTAATATTACTGGTGGTTCAATTACCATTGCTAATAATGTTACTTATGTAACTCCAGAAACTCTTGGACTTGTGGATAAACCAATTGGTTCCTTTACAGGAGCTAGACAAATCTCTGGGTCATTAACCATGTACCTAGATACTAAGACTGACGGCTCAAATCAACTATTAACTGATTTAGCAGCTGCTACAAGTCTAGTAACAAACGAATTCAATATGAGCCTTTTAATGGGTGGTGCTAGTGGAGCTTCTCCTTTAGTAACTTTTGCCTTGCCAAAAGCTCATTTACAAATTCCAACAATCGAAGTTGCTGATCTAATTTCAACTTCTGTAGAGTTCTCGGCTCATGGATCCGATCTCTTAACAGGAAACGAAATGACTGTTACCTATGTAGGTTCAACAAGTCACTCAGACAGTCAATATTCAACAGACTATACTGTATAACAATGACAGCGTACAACTTTCTACGAGAAAGTAATGTACACCTCGTATATGGAGGGAGTCGTTACTTATTAAAAACGACTACCAACGTATCGTTCTCCCAGACATTTGCGGAAGA